TGGATGAGTGTTGAATGGTATTTATCACTTGTTAAAGAGTTTGTCTTGAACGATGTGTTGAGCTTGTTCTGGTCGCTTGATACATCGTATATAGACGTCGTCATAATTGGTCTTCGTGATTCATCCTCGATGACAATCAATAGAGCGCAGGTCCTGTTCTTTTTGCCAGAAAAATCTTGCATCTGAACTCTAGCAGTCAACGAAAAATTGTTGGCTTCTTGTTCTACTGAACCTTCTGTGAACATCTTGGTTGCAGCGAATCCTTGCCATGAATCGTTCTGGCCCGTGTAAGTTGTCTTATCTACTGTTAATGCCAAGGTTTCGGTTTTCTTTGCCTTACCTTTCGAAGTCATCTTTTTGTAGTCAGTAGTATACGCTTCAAAGTTTGGAACATAACTCCATCCGTTGTTAATATCGACAGGTCGCTCGTTCATCATATTTTCAGTAGGCGGCACAGGAATCTTATCTAGTTCCTTGGCATTGCCTAATCCGATATGCCCATAAGGAGAAACAAGCGAGATATAGCCACATTCATTGTTGAATGTGATGTCAAATCTAGGCGCTGTCCGATAGGTCCCTTTATTATCCACGGTGACCTTACCTTCTGCATCGAATGTAATAGGAACTGGTCGTTCCGTTGAGATCCAATAAGGATATGGACTAGAGAACCTTAATTTCAAACCAGCATGTCTTACTCGGCTCGTTAGGTCCAGATTACCAGTGAAGATACACATGAGTTTGCGATTAGGCTGGTCGCTAATAATCAGCTCTTTTGGCTCCTGAGCTGAATATAAAATCCTGACTAACTCATCGCGAGCATTAAGCACATCTTCGCGAATAACTGCCTCAATCTCAATATCAAGGCCGGCATCCTGGACATTTCGGAATCGCCGACCTGAATTGTATTCATGGGAGGTAAAAGAGGCTGTTCGATTTGCCGTAATTGGTTTAATCCGTTTGATGTAGATGTACTTTGATAAATCAAAGCCATCGTATAAGACTTTATAGTACACCTATATTTTCCCCCCTTTAATCCGCTGATTTCGAGTAGTGTTCATCGTGTTGATTGAATTAAGGTATGGCGCGACTAGTCTAGCTATGCTTTGGCCGTCCATGTATAAACTTGTATCCTTATCAAGTAAAGCTAGGATGCCGTCAAGGATTTGGAATAGAATCTCATCTGTCCGTCCTGTATTCATAGTTGCAGCAATTCCTCGGCCGATTCCGCCAAGAGTTTCAGCGTTGAGTGGTAGCACCGCCTCTGAGCCAGCTTCACCGCCGACCATTAGGTTGTTTCCATTCATACCGAATACCGTCGGAGCATTTAAGATACCACCCTTTGCATACCATTCGACGCCGACATTAGGTCGTTTGCTGGCGTCTCCCCAATCCAAAGGATTAAGAGAACCGCTAAAGGTGAAGTGTGGTAAAGGTATCTTTGGCCACTTCCATTCGAATTTAAGGAAGCCCTTGATTGCCTCGATTGCACTTCCAACCGCGTCCTTAGCCCCGTTTATGGTATTAGATATGGTGCTTGTGATGCCATTCCAAATGTTGGAGGTGGTAGTGGAAATCTCGTTCCACACACCGGAAATGAAACTCCCTACACCGCCAAGTGCCTCGCTAGCTCCTTGAACGAAGCCAGATATGACCTCTACCAAACTCGACCACACAGCAGAGCCTGTGGCAACTAGAGCATCCCATGTTGCCGACAACACATGACAAATGGTGTCCCAGTTGGAAATAATGGCGATTACTGCGGCGATAGCAGCTACAATGGCACCTATAGGCAACAATGCAGCACCAATAGACGCACCGAACACTCCAAACACGGCTGCTATGGCCGTGATTACAGGCGCTAAGGCGCTAAGCCCTGCCAATAGTCCACCTACGACAAGTATGCCTTGTTGTACTGGCGCAGGTAGGTCTCTAAACCATTGGACCACGTCTTTGATAACTGGCACGATATCTTTGATTAATGGAGCAACAGCAGATGCGATTGTACCGCCAACTTCGGCCATGACAGCTTGGAACTGTTGCATGGCTATCTGTTGTTGGTCAATATCGTCCAATGTAGCATCAAATGTAGCACTTACAGAACCTTGGCTGTCTTTCGCTGCTTTAGTTAATTGGCTGAAGCTAAAAGCGCCACGCTTAATGGCATCAACCATCTTGGCTGCGCCTTTTGTGCCAAATGTTGCACTCGCTGTGGCCAAGGCTTCTGTCTCACTCTTAGCATTCTTAATCTTGTCGATGGTCTGCGCTAGGCCATCTTTAAGACTAATCCCTTGCTTGGCATAGACAACACTAGCCTTGGATAATAGGCCAAGTGCATTAGATCCGTCGATACCTAGCTTGTTGAACTGCCCCATCAACTCGACGCCTTCACCAAATGACAAGCCTAATGACTTAATCTGTGGTGCGCCTGCGACTGCTGATTGGAACAAAGCATCGACTGAGACGCCGGTTCGTTGAGCTGTGCCTGTCACGCTATCCAAGACGCTCTCAAATTGCTCATTAGACAGGCCATATGCCTCTAAAGCTTGCTTGGCACTGATGATGGAGTTTGATACGTCGGTGCCATTGATGTTGGCGAACTTGATTGCACTAAGTGATGCTGCTTCTAGTCGTTCGCCTGTAAAGTCTAGCTGAGTATTTACTTCACCCAGTGCAGCACCTACAATGGCTGGACTATCAACCGGAATGCTAGATAAGATACGCTCATAGCTTGCCTTAATGGCATCTGAACTCTGACCGGTCTTCGTTGTATAGATATCTAAGCCCTCGTCCATCTGGCGGAATGCGTCTTGTGACTGCTTGGCAAAGCCAATGACCGCATCTCCTGCTTGTTTTGCAGCATTAGCTGCTTGCATCAAAGCTGTGCCAGAAGTTGCCTTGGATATCTTTTCTAACTCCTTATTGGATTCGCTTGTCTTATTTTTAAGCTTATCCATTTCGCTAGCGACATTGTCTAGCGAGTTACCGTCATCGACAGTGTCCAATGTCTTCTTGAGCTTATCGATGTCGTGTTCTGTTATACCACTGGCCTTACCGATTAGCTTGATTGCCTTATCGAGATCAGCCGAACTAGCTGAACCATTCTTGATAGAGTTAACTAGCTTAGTTCCTAGAACGTTGGAATAGTCGTCTAGGCTTGTTTTGGTTGCTTTAAGCAAGGTCTGTAACTGATTAGAGCTCTGTTGCCAGTTCTTCTGCTCCTGGCCAACGCTAGCCATCTCAGTTTTGTACTTGCGGAGTTTGCTCTCCGTCTCGACTAATTCGCGTTGGAAGGCCCGGTATTTGTCCTCGCCAATCTCGCCATTAGCCAATGATTGCTTGACTTGAGAATCAGCATTTTTCAAGGCGTTTAGTTTTTCGCTAGTAACCTCAATTTGCTTGGCTAATACCTGTTGCTTTTGAGCCACTAGATCAGAGTTGCCAGGATTGAACTTCAATCCGTTGTTAATCTTGCTCAACTCGGCATTGGCCTTGGCTGATTCCTTGTTGACTGAGGCAAGCGACTTCTCTAAGCCTGTCGTCTTACCATCGATTTCGATTGTAATACCTTTGATGTTAGACACTGCCTCACCTCCTAGAAGGCGTCAAAGTCATCTTGAGTCGCCTTGCGTGTCTTTGGTTCGTCCTGCTTCTCTCTCATCTCAACCTCTGTTAGCATGAAATCCATAAGCAGTCCGACCGTCATACTACCTAAATCATCAATAGAAAGTCCTAGTAACTTCATAGCTACTAGGACCATTTCTGTTGTGATTATTTTTTCTTCTTCTTGCCCTTCCCACGGTTTATCGGGGT